AGACTGCGAACAACTACCGTGTGCAGCTTCCCGACTCGCCTCTTAGCTATGTCACGTTTTCTGCCATTGTTGAGTCATTCAGCATGAGCATTGAAAGCGGCTCTGCGATTACGGTTGAGTGCAGCGTGAAGATTTCCGGCGCTCCTGTCTGGTCTTAATCACAACTCTTTAACTTTCTGATTTCTGAAAGGTAACAAAATGACTGCTATATCTAAGTTCAGCAAATACAGCCCGCCCGTTCACTCCGTCACCGTTGAGCAGTGGGGCGGCGAAACCGTGTACCTCAAAGGCATGGACGCAAAGGCGATGGAAGTGTTTTTCGACCTCCCCGGTGGGGAAGAAGGCAAATACTCCGCGCATCGCTCTGCGTTAATCATTACCCTGCACCTCTGCAACGAGGATGGCGAGCGATTGATTGCCGATGATGAGCGCGAGGAAGCCGCTAAAGAACTGGCGGGGCATCAGTTCTCCGTTATCTCCAACCTTCTGGGCGAGTGCATGAAAGCCTCAGGGCTTGCGCAGGATGAGATTGAGGAAGCAGCGGGAAACTAGAGGGCCAGCCGTACAAGATGATCTTGTTTCGGCTGGCTCTCCGGCTAGGGAAAACCCCGAGCGAGTTTTTGCACTCGCTTAGGGATTCCCGCGAGCTTGGCGAGTTGATTGCGTTCTATGATATAGAGCCGCATAACCGCGATGCTGAGTTGATGTTTGGCGGCATTCTAGCGGGCATTTACAACTCATCCGGCAGGGCGAAAAAGGCATATAAGCCGACCGACTTTGCGCCGGAGCATAAACGCTCATTTGAGAGCGCGGCGAAAAAGCGCAAGCGTGTCGCGGATAAAATCCGGGCTATTTTTGGGAAGGGTAAATAATGGCGAAACCAGTAGCAGCAGCAAGCGTTGTCATCGACGCAAATGCTGTCAAATTTGTCAACGAGATGAAGCGCGCCGAGCGAAGCGCCCAGCGTTTTAGCTCGAAGACTTCTGGCAGTCTTTCTGCGTTAAGCGGAAAGATGAAGCTGCTTGGCGCGGTTGCGGTTGCTGCTGGTGCCGCCCTTGCTTTTCGCGGTGCGAAGGAGGGCATTGACCGACTTGACAAGCTGGCAAAGACTGCTGACAAGTTGGGCGTTGCGACAGAAGCTCTGGCGGGCATTCAATACGGCGCGGAGCTTGCTGGCGTAGGTCAAGAGACTCTGAACAAGGCGCTCGTCAGGCAGCAAAAAGCAATATCTGACGCGACTAATGGGCTGAAAACCTACACTCGCGCATTCGAGGCTATTGGCCTAAAGGCTGAAGACCTAAAAGACCTGTCTGTCGATGAGCAGTTTATTCAAATTGCCGGGGCGCTTGGTCGGGTTGAAAATCAGACTGTTAAGACTGCCGCTGCATATGATATTTTTGGCGGTCGCGCCACTGATTTGCTTGTGCTTTTCCAAGATAACGAGGAGGCGCTGCGGGCAAATGTTGAGGAGGCGAAAGCACTTGGCATTGCGATTAGTCGCGTTGATGCCGCAAAGGTTGAGGCAGCAAAAGACTCATTGACCCGCGTAGGGTTTGCAGTTGATGGCATTGTGAACAAGGCTCTCGTTGAGCTTGCTCCGTTCATTGTCACCGTTGCGGAGGAGCTTGTTGAAGTAGCTAAGGGCTTTGACAACGCTCAGTCTAGCATGAGCGCTGTAGTCGAGGGTACTATTGTCGGGTTTGGCCTTGTCAAAAACGCAATAACAGGTGCGAAAATTGCGCTGGCACTGATTGAATCAGCGGCATATAAGACTGGCGAAGCCATTTACAGAGGGCTTGCGTTTTTTGGCGCCGATGCTTTTGACGCTATTGCAGATGACATGGAGAGGCGCGCCGGTCAAGCACTTGACGTTGCCCGAAGGTCAGCCGAACAGGTCAGAACACTGGGGCAGTTGTTTGCTGATGCGGATGCGTTTACTCAGAGAGTCGCGGCAAATGCCGAGCGCCTTGCGGAAGAAGCGACTAAAAAAGCTGAAACGCCCACTGGGGAAACGCCGGGGACTGACCTTGCAAAGTTAAAAGCAGACCTTGACGCAGAGGCCCAAATCAGAATGGAAGCTGCCCGTGCTGCCGCTGAACAAGAAGCTGCCATCAAGCAAGAGATGGAAGCTCTCGCGCTGGAGGGCAAGCGCCTCTCCGATCAAGAGCTTATTGCGCTAGCAGAAGAAACAGCCCGCGCAAAAGTTATGGCTGAATTTGAGGCCGAACAAGCTGCGAAGGGCGAGCTAAACGTAGCCCTGACACCCGATCAGGAGGTTGCGCAACTCCGCGCAATCAATGATGCCAAGATAGCTGAGTATGAGCGACTCTCTAGTGCGCAGCGCAGTATTATCGACAAGACCCTAAAGGACAAAAGGAAGGAAGCAGATGTTACAAAAAACATCAACGATTCTATTCTTTCGGGCAGCAGGATGTTTTTTGCAAAAAACAAATCCTTAACTGTTGCGGCAAACGCATTCGCAAATAGGGAGCGCGTGAAGGAGGCATGGAACTCTACAATCGTGGGCATGAACAAGGCGCTAGAGTGGGGCTGGCCTATGGGGCCAATCTTTGCGGGCATTATTGGCGCAGCGGGCGCTGCTAACATTGCAAGCATGATTGGAGTTGGCACTGGTAGCGTGGGCGGTTCAATTAGAGATACGGCGAAATCAGCAATTGCCGATACGTCTACCCCGTTTGATGACCCGATCAATGCGGAAGAACAGCGCGATGAGAGCCGGGTGCAGATTATCATTCAAGGCGATGTGAACGGCTTTGACGATTTCGCCCAGTCTAAAATCATCCCCGCCATCCAAGCTGCTGTCAAAGACCAAGACGTTGTGCTGATTGATGCAGAATCTCGCAATGCTGCTGAGATTATTGACGCTGCCGAGAGGAATGTATAGTGGCAAAGCAAGTTAAATACACTGCCAGCCGGTCGATTGACAAGGACTCATCCCCCATTCACATGGCGGGTACGCAGTACACAATGACGATCACGCCAGCAGCTATCGACCGCACCAGCAGCGCCACGCGGATTGATGTAGAGAGCTTGCGCGGTGATGTGTTCTCAACCTATCGCAACATCAAGCAAAGCTGGTCAGTGCAGTTGACCCCGGTTACGGGTAGCACTGCCTCGCAGATGCGCGAGTTTCTTGATTCCGTTCTGGACGGCTCAACCTTTGAGCTTGATTTGGATGATGGAGATGGCTTTATTGAGGTGTATATGACAGACAAGTCATACACAGAAAAGAGAACTGTGCGCCGGGGCGATGGCGGCTCTGGCGATTATTTCACATTTGGTTTCAAATGTAGAGAGCGATAATGCGACAAGACCAATGGAACTCGTTTGCACAATATAACTGGTCGGAATCCCGCGAGCCGAAATTTGTTGCGATTGTAGACTTTCCTGATTATTCCATAGCCCTCACTACGCATGAGGGCATTTTAGGCGTACCTGTTGCTCAGAGGTATGTCGAGGGCGTGATTCAGTCTGTATCTTCAACCTCGCAGCGCGTTATGCCGCTTGAGGGGCGCTCTGAAATTGGCAGCTTGACCATCAAGACGCTGGACACCGTTGATGAGTTGCGGCCTGTCTATGATTTTCGCCCGGTCGAAAGCCCGCTGCTGACCTCCAGCGACTACTTTCAAACTTCTGGAGGCAATTACAGCGGCTCACGGCGCACCCGCATCACGGGCAAGGGCTACGTTAGGGACGCTGCGCAAGCGATGGCATTCTTTGGTGTCAACCCGATTCTGCGCTTGTACACTAACTCATCCGGCGATGTGCGTGTATATGAAGCGGGCACGGCAACTAACCACACAACCGGCATCACGCTCTCATCATATACGCTGAATAGATGGGCGCTTGAGTGGGATGGTGCAGGCAACTGGCTCGTTGACATCAACGGCACGACTGCCACTGGAACATATGATCCAGACCTTGCTTCAAATGGAAAGCTCTTTATTGGCGGCAACTCCAGCCGCCAGATTGATGGCTATATGTGGGATGTGCGCACATATGAGGCAGCGGATGTCGGTTTGCCGCTGCATCCTCGCGCCTTCTATCCGCTGAATGATAATACCGGGACAACCTTTCAAGACCGCATTGGCTCAGACGATGCCGCGCTGGTAAACTCGCCGCAGGTTGGCGTGTGGGTGGATGCCCAAGTTGGTGAGCAGTTTTCCAACTGGCTGCGCGGCGCGCTGGTTCCTAAAGGTAGCCCGCTAGACTCCGGGCATGATATACGCGAAAAGAAAATCCGCGTTTACATGGGCTTTACTGACTACTTTGAGGACTACGAGCAGATTGCGTCCACTTATGTCAGCGGCTTGGCATATAAGGCTGGCGTATACACGCTCTCTTGCCGCGATGTCACGCGGCAAATCCGCAAGACTGTATTCGACAAGAAAAAGACCAACCTTGCCTCCAACCTGACCGATGGCACTGAGTCGCCCTACAGTGCTGTCCATGTGCGCGATACTTCCGCATTCGAGGCCGTGTACCACACGCAAGCCTTCACAGAAGCGCCGGGCGAGACTGTTGGCTACCTCAAGATCGTGGACACGGGCGAGATTATACGCTGGACTTCCAAAAGCGAGTCGCCCGCAGAATTTGTGGTGACTGGTCGCGGCTTGTTTGGCACAACGGCGCAAGCTGTCACGGTGTCAGGCACAGACCCGGATGAATGGCCCGAGGTCGAAGAATTTATCTACTTAGAGATGCCAGCGCCTCAGTTGGCCTATGCTGTCCTGACGGGCTATTATTTGGGCGACACATCCTCGCCCCGCAAACAGCTTCCCGAGCATTGGAACGCGGGAGTGCCGCTTTCGTATATGTCCACAACCGAGTGGGAGGAAGTCGGTGAGGACTTATATGATGGCGACATCACCGGCCTCATCACGCGCTTTATTCACCTTAAAAAGACTGACGCTAAGAAGTTTGTCGAGCAGGAGATTCACAGGCTTTGCGGCACGTTTTCGCCTGTCAACTCAGACGGCACAATCGGGCTGCGCAAAATCAACGAGATTATTGCGGGTGGGGCGGCTGATGCCTACCTGACCAACGTGACAGTCTCCGAGCATAACGGGCTAAAGCATTCGCAGTCAGAGGTGGTCAATCAGATTCTTGTTCGCTGGAACTGGGATGGAGAAAACTTCACGCGCTCCGTCCTGTACCAAGATGCCGACTCCATCGCCAGAAACGGCGCAAGCGAGTTCAAAGAGTTGCAATTTAAGGGGCTTTATCCTGCGCGGCATACCGTGTCGCAAATTCGCACTCTTGTCACGCGGTACATGGATAGATTCCGCAACCCGCCACAGCGCATCACACTCGACCTGATGCCTTACCTTAATTTTTTGGAGGCCAATGATGTTGTCAACGTCAAGCTGCTGGAGATTGAGGACTATGACGGCTTCAGCGCGGGCAACACCACCTACCTTAATCGACCGTTTGAAATAGAACGCGCCAACATTGACTGGATGAATGGCAAGGTCAAGATCGACTGCTTTGGCTCGTCTGGAACGCGAGCAGATGACATACCTATCGGCACATCCGCAATCTTGCCCGATGCCTTCTACACTTCAAAAGGCACTGAATTTACGGCTGCGGGCTTGAGCGTTGACGGCTCCGGCAACCTGACGGCAGATGGCACTCTGACGGGTTATGAAAGCGGCTTGTCATTGTCGCATGATGCAAATCATGCAGACTCCATTTTCTACTATGATGGCGACTTTACCATTCCCGCCGGGCGCACACTGACCATCCATCATTCTGTGCAGTTGCGAATTAAGGGTACGCTGACGATCAACGGCAAGATTGACGGCGCTGGCAACGGGTGGGTTGGCGAGACAGACCCGAATGTAGTTGGCACGGCTTATAGCGGCGGCATTCCGACTTTTGACAGTGCAACGCGAGGCTATGTCGGCGGCATTCGCAGTATGGATGGAATGGTTCACAATTACTTGGCAACGTTCGACTTTGGCGGTGTTGAATATTTTCCAAGAGAGTACAGCAACCTAGAGGGTTATACCCGCGATGGGCTGCACTCATCCTTTCCAGAGATTGTTCTGGAAACTCCAGACACAACAACTTCACCAGTGTTTGATGATTTGCTTGGCATTCCCGCGACCTTGACGGGGGCGCGGGGCGTGTATGGAGCGCCTTTGCTGGAAAACAAAACCCGGCTATTCAACGTGGTTTTCCGTGAGGATGTGCGCAATGATTACTTGCCACGTTGCAAGGTGGACGGACTTGGCGGCGATGCTGGCGACAGCGGCGCGGGGCTGGCAATTATATCTCGCGGCGTTTCCTTTGGCCTGTCTGCTGAGATTGATTTAAGCGGCACGGATGGCTCACTTGGCGACAAGATTAATTGCAGCCAAAGTGCGTCAGATTCGCCTAATATATGGTTTACAGGCTACCCACAGTATGTGCCTATATCGGTGCGCGCTGGCTCTGGCTCCGGTGGCGGGCAAGGTTCTCTGTTCATTGCGATTGATGGCGGCGACCAATTATTCCCTGACCCAGAACCATATTTTACAGCCAATGCTGGAGATGTGCCCTATGATGGCCGTGGGCTGATAATAGACAACAGGAGTCTACTGCGCGCGACCGGCAACGTTTTCGTTCACGAAAGCCCGCGCCCCAACGCTCACGGGTATAATGCCGATATGCACAACCAGCAGCCTCTTGGCGCGCTGATTCCAAATGGCACAGACCTTGATCGCGCCTCCATTAGCTATCGCGTCCAGTATGTGCCTGAGCCGCCGCTGTGAAGCTGACTCTGGTGAGATATTCCTATTCGGCAACGGAAACGGAGGGCGAGTTATACGCGCCTCCGCTTCTGCCGATGGCGACTATCGAGAAGCCGTGGAATCCCTCCGCTGAATACCCGTCTGGGAAAGCCTTTCACTCCTGCATCCCAGAGGGCACTTATTCGCTTGTTCCGTATGAGCGAACCAACGGACACAAGGTATGGGCGATGGTGAATGAATCGCTTGGCGTGTACTTCCGCAAGGAAGATAGGACGCGCAGCAATCAGCGTTACAAGTGCCTGATTCACCCCGGCAACATTGTCTCGCATAGCTCTGGCTGCTTGCTCCCCGGCTTGCGGCGCGGGCTACTGGGTAACGAGTTGGCCGTGCTTAAATCGGGCTTCCGCATGGGCTATGCGATGGACTTGCTAACAAAACTATTAGGCGAGATGTCATCTGGGCACACGCTGGAAATCAGGCAAATAAAAGGAGCTATCTACAATGAAGAATGCGCTAAAAAGGCACCAAAATGATTGATATGTTCTACACATCGGCTGAGTTCATCAGCCTAGTGCTTACCGTTCCAACGGTGATACTGGGCGCGCTGGTTGTTTGGTATTACTCACCACGCGCTCTCGGCTCCCTGCGCAAGCCTGTTGAGGAAATGAGCGAGACAGAGATGCTGATTATCGGCATCACCATCGGCTTTGCGGGCGCTGTTGTGGATAACGTCTATTGGGGGCTCGCATGGTTCCATGAGATGATTGGCGCACCAAGTTCGCCTCTGTGGTTCAAAAACGGAGTCCTGAATAACGTTCCCTTCCGACAAACGGCGGGCATTGTGGCGGGTGCTTTCCATTTGTACCCCATTATGATTATTAAAAAGGAGAAGTGGGATTTGCTCAAGCTGATCGCTAAGGCGACAGCGAGTGCCGCTATCTGTCTCACAATCTTGATGGTGTTCTAATGCTTCCCGCTTCCTTTATTTACGCTGAGTTAATCATTCCCGCTTTTGGCGGGCTTTGCGCGGCTATCGTCTACCTGTGGCGGGATGTGAAAAGCCAGTACAAGGACACAAAAGAACAGCACAAAAAATGTGAAGCAGGGTTGGCAGAAGCCAACAAAAACTTCGCTGAATTGAAGGAAGATTTTGGTCGCGTCAAAGGGCGGCAGGAAGGCATTGAGCGTCTGAGCCAGCAAGTCATTGACGAGGTGCGGTCGATTAAAATGAGAGAAGGCAATGATTAAGGCACTCAAAGCGATATTTAACACGCCAGCGCAAGCAACAAAGGTGGCTGATGCGGTCATAAAGGGCACGGACGCAGCTTGGTTCACCAAAGAGGAGCAGAGCGAGTGGTTCCTGCGCTATCTGGAAGCCACGCAGCCAATGAACCTCTCGCGGCGCATTCTTGCGGTC